GTATTAGGTATTTGTTGATCGGTCCATGTTCCAAGTATCGGGGACTGTGAGTGTAAGTTATTTTCATACATAAATTTTGTTGCATCTCTTTTAAGCAAGAAATAGTTAAGTATAAAATTAGCCATATCATAGGATAACGCTTTCTTAATTACTTGATATTTATTAATTTGAAAACTCATACGAACATACCTTTCTGTAAAAAGTTAAACGATACTGATATTCTTATATCATTAGATTCGTTAGGATCAACACAATGCATTAACCAAGAAGGAAACATAATACATCTTCCAGCAATAGGTTCGTAATGTGTTTCTCTAAATAATCTTGCAGGTTTAGAACCTTCTTTTTGATTAGGTCTACACATTGCAGCTGATGATCTTGGGTCGTCTATTTTTAAATGTCCTGAATTTTTAGGTGCTTTAATATAATATACACCTGACCATAATGAATTTGGATGTTGGTGAGCTCTGTTCATACCACCTGGTGGATTTATATTAGCCCACATATTACCTAACACGGGTTCACTTTCATAATGCTCTTGTTCGTATATTGTTTTTTGACATGCGTATAACATATCAACTAGTTTTTTAAATTGTGGTAACTCATTCATGTTAGTTGTTGAGTGCCAACCTTGAACATTAGTTCTAACTATTCCTTTATCTTCTTTAGACCAAGCTATAATATCTCGTTCTAACTCTTGATTAAGAGTTGGATGTTTTATATCTGCAATATAAATTGGTGTTGGAAAATGTAAATCTCTATGCATTATTTAAATGGCGGACCTCCAAACCACATTACTAAAGATTTTCTATTACCACGAATTACAGGTTTTACTCTGTGTCTTATAAAAGATGCAAAAAATATAGCGTGTCCTTGTTTAATTTTTGCAACTTTACCTTCACTTTGAAGTTCTAAATCACCACCTTCAAACTCTGTTTCAGGAGATAACAAACAAGTCATAGATATTTTTCTAACTGGGGGTTCGTGCTGCATGTTCACATCGTTGTCTACATGCCATTCATAAAACCCTCCTTCTGGGTATTCTGTGTACTGTGCCATTTCATTTATAGTCATTCCATCAAAACCAAAATGATTACCATTAGTAGTTTTCATAATACGTTCTATGTCTTTGTACATGTCAGCCATTTTTTTAAATGGTATCCAACTAATATGTGAGGTTCTAGTTTTAGTATCAACATGTCCACCTTTAATTCCTTTTTCATTTCCAACTCCTGCATCGTTTCTAGGTTCACTTCTTCCAGCTTCAATAATCATTTGACATTGTTTAGGTGTAAAGATTGGTGTTGTTGTTTCTACTATATAAGATTTCCATCGTGGTTCTGTTATCATATTAATATCCGTATTCTACCCATCCCGTTATTATATATTTATCATTTGATAGAGGTGGGTTGCCTCTATGAATGTGTGTAAACTGTGAAGGCCAAACTAACATAGTATTTTTTTCTGGTTTAAACCTACACTTTTGATATAAAAATTCTGTTTCTCCACCTTCTGTTACATCATTAAGATAAACACTAAAAGCTAGTACTCTATTTCTAGCTTTCATTTCAGCATTTTCACAATGCCACATATGATAACCTTCACCTACTTTAGTTTTTTGTATCTTAACTTCTAATATATTGTGTGTTGCTAATTTTTTTAAGTATGAATATTTTTGAACATACAGAGGATACACATCTTTAAAAAACATATCTATAAAAGGTTTGTTGTTATAAGTCATTGCAACATTAGTATCTCTTATAGTATCTATTGCATTATCAGATACTAACATCTCATCTTCTCGTCTAGGATATACTGCACCTTGTTGCTCGCACTTATTAAAATAATTTGTATAGTCATCTATTAATTCATTAGGCATAAAATTTTTAAATAGGCCTATGTGATTATCTATATAATATTGTTTATCCACTAGTTAGCACCTCTATTTTTTATTGGATCAAACTGTACATCACAGTTTGCAGCAAGAGTTCGTCTAGTCTCATTTGTTCCATTAAATGGATAAACACAGTGTCTCATATCATACGGAAAGATATAAAAATCTCTAAGGTCCATTGGTGGTTGATAATCTATCTTTGCAAACTGACCATTAGCTGCTCCTAATATCTGTAGTCGTCCATTCTGTTGTATGTGTTCTGCTGAATATTCTTTACCATAAGTTGAAGGTAATTTTAAAATCATAACACTAGATAAACCCGTAAACAACATACCTCTATGTATGTGCGCAGGATTGTATTCATGTTGTTTCATCTCGTTAACCCAAATAGAGTTAAGGTGTAAATCATAATCTTTTATTTTATTAAATGCTAAATAGTGTTTAAACATTTCCATAAAATAATTTGTTACATCTCTTGGTAACATGTTATGATTTTTCATTTTTGATTGGTCTTTACCATGATAAAACAATGAATGTTCTTTTTCTATCTTACCTACTAACTGTCCATTAGCAGGCGCAAGATTATGATAATTAGTTTCATAAATATAATTAATAGAATTAAATATATTTAAAGGCACTTGATACTTTAGAATTGATTGGCCTAAAAATACAAAATCAAACTTTAGGTTTTCCATGTTGTTCAATTTGTTCTTTCTCTGTATAACTTTGTTCTAATTCACCAGACTTTTTAATTCTTTGTAATGAATTTAATTGCCCCATTACATTAAATATTTCTGCTTCACTTGAGTTTTGATTTAAAGTTTTTGCTTTCTCGTGATATTGCATACCATATGATTCTAGTTGATGTTGATTAACATCTTTATCATTAAATGATCCATCATTAAATTCACCTTTTAATTTAGACCACATTTTAATTTCTCTCATTCTATGTTTAGCAACTTTCTCCATAGAAGCTTTACCAAATATAGCTTCATCTAAATCTATTTTATATTTAGTTCTTTTATATTCATCTTCTTCTTTTTCAACTTTACCTTCTAACCATTTAATCTTTGCTTCGTTTCTTCTATAGTCAAATGATAGTGTCATTAAGTTATCTAAGTATGACGACTGTTCTCTTACACACTGCCAATACTTTGATGCTTTAGTTGGGTATCTATTGTCTTGTAATACAGAAAACCTTGCTTCTGTTTCTGTTCGAAACATTTGTTTCTTGGTCCATGTATCACGAAGCTCGTCTACCATACCTTTAAACGATGATAGATCTTCTTGTGTTAATAGATTATTTAAATGTGGTTCTTCACCTTGTATAACTTCTTTGACGTCTTTTTTCATAGCTTTATCCTTTATAGTTTCTTCTTATATATACTAACTAAAATATATTACAAGTCTTATGAATCAGTAAATGTTCTTGTTTGAGCTACAGCTGGACCTGTAAATTCTTCTGTTACTGCTACTGGTGTAGTTGTATATCCAGCAAAAACTATTCCAGCAGTAGATGTTCCTGCTCCACCTCCATAACCTCTTGCTGTAGACATGTCTGCAGTTTCAGTCCAATTCGTTCCATTCCAAATTTCTGTAACTCCAGTTACAGGTGGAGCATTTCCACCCATACATAAAGCTGATGTTGAACTTGGCATTGAAGCTCCTCCAACAAATCTTCCTGTGTTTAAATTATTAACTTCAGTCCAGTTAGTTCCATTCCAAAGTTCTGTATTTGCTGTTGATACCGGTGAACCTCCATTTATATATCCACCAAATCCAATTGCTGCAGTATTTGTTCCAGAACCCATTAGGTTATGTTTTAGTTGATTCATCTCATTTACTTCAGTCCAGTTAGTTCCATTCCAAGATTCAGTTTTTTTAAACTCAGAAGAGTTGTCTGGACCAATACCTGCAAAAGAAAGTGCAGAAGTGTTGACTTCTCCACAACTTCCTGAATATTTTCTTGAATTATTTAAATCGTTAACTTCAGTCCAGTTAGTTCCATTCCAAGTTTCTGTTTGAGTTCTTACTCCAGGTGGGGGTGCCTCTCCACCAAATGCTAAAGCTGCTGTTTGAAGTCCTGCTGATCCCATACCATTTCTAGCTAAATTTAAATCATTAACTTCAGTCCAACTAGATCCATTGTAAGATTCTGTTTTTCCTGTATTAGGACTTTGACCACCAAAACCTAATGCTGCTGTTTGAATTCCAGCACCTCCTAAACTATTTATTGCTGCGTTCATGGCTCCGCCTGTAGCCCAAGCTGCCGCTCCTGTAGCTGCTTGACCTTTTAAAACATTAGAAGTTGTATTATACCAAACTTGTCCTTCAACAGGATTTGATGGATCGGTTGCTACCGCTTCAATTTGTGATCCTCGTATTTCTTTGTATGTTGCCATAATTAATCCGTGCTTACCGTTTTAGTTGTAGTTGATGAACCACTCCATTCTTCTGTTGCTGCATATTTAGTTGTCGCATCACCTCCACCAATAGCTAGAGCTGCAGTTGCTGAACCATTATTATTTCCTAAACTAGATCTAGCTGTGCTTAAATCTGCTACCTCTACCCAACTAACACCATTCCAATCTTCTGTTACAGCTACATAAGGAGGGGGCGCTCTACCTCCAAATATTAAACCTGATGTGTATTCTCCAGCAGCAGCTAATTGTCTTCTTGCAGTATTTACATCATTACCTGCAGTCCAATTAGTTCCATTCCATATGTCAGTACCTGCAGTTACTCCAGGAGCAGCATCACCAGAAGCCGCTATTGCATTTGTTTGAGTTCCAAAACCACCCATCACATTTTTTGCAGTGTTTAAATTATTTACCTCAGTCCAGGCACTACCATTCCAAGATTCTGTATTATTATATATAGATCCATCTTGAGTTTCACCACCAAAAACTAAAGCAGCTGGTGTAGTTCCTACTGTTCCTAGACCTTCTCTAGCTTGATTTAAATCTCCAACTTCTGTCCAAGCAGAACCATTCCATTGTTCTGTAATTGCAACAGAGTTTGGATTTCTTCCACCTACTGCTAATGAAGCAGTAGAAGTGCCACAACCACCAAGACCATATCTCGCAGTATTTAAATCTCCAACTTCAGTCCAGTTTGTTCCATTGTAAGATTCATTAACTGCAACCCAAGTTGTAGTATATCCACCAAATGCTAAACCAGCTGTTGTAATTCCAGAACTACCTAAATTATTTCTACCAGTA